CCATCAAATAGATTCTTACCCACTCAATTAATATTTTACCCAATAATCCCAATTATAAAAGCGGCTATTCATACCAGCATTAAATCCATGTTATTAATAAGGGCTTAATAGATCAATATAACCCTTAATGATAGCTTAACCATTGCTTAATATTTAATCAGATGTTAAGTTTAGGGGGGGGGTGTTAGTTTTGTATGGGAATATTTTTATAGGTACACACCAAATATACGAGAAGGAAAAAAGGGACCTTTTCAAACATCGAAGACCATAATTTAAAAAAAGGAGGAATATTGCATAGGGAACTAGGTATAATAATACCCCTAGGAACTACAGGAAGGGGTCTAGGAACGATTTTCTTTTAATTTTGATACGAAGGTAGCTCGAAATGCCTTTAAGGGCATTCCTCGCTTACTAATTATCGTAGCTTTAGCTACTCATTGAGAAGAAGAATAATGATAATCTTGAAGACAGATTCTTGAGAATAGGGTATAATATTACATATAAGCTAGAGAAATAACTTAATCTTCTAAAGAAAGGATCTATTATGTGGACTCAACCTAGCGTCACCGAGTTACGCTTCGGTTTCGAAGTGACAATGTATGTAATGAACAAGTAATCTTGTTCTTAGAATAAACTAAGCCAGCCCTTAAAGCTGGCTTTGTTATTTATATTATATTAATATATATTATTATTAATATATTATATATATATATATTATTATTATATTATATATTATATATATTATTATATATATATATTAAAGATCTTATTATAACAGAAGTATTCCTGTTTGTCAACTACTTTCTTAACTATTTACAATCTTCTTAAATCTGCAACGAAGTGAAGATTTCTCTTGACTTTCTATTATTCTTATGATATAATTGTTATATAGATGTAACTATTTTCTCCGTAAGGGTAAAGAATGACCGAAGAGTTTAAACCAGTAGACATAGAGATTGTCGTAGCCGAAGCTACTCCTGAAACTATTGCCCAACCAAAGAGAGGTGGTAGACGCCCAGGTGCTGGTAGACCAGCCTTAGTTCGTTTGAATAAAGAACGGATGGAACAGGGTTTAGAACCCATCGAATACAAAAAGAATAAAATCATTAAGAAACGGAAGAGTGATGCCATTCTCCCAGTTTCTAAAAAGGCAAGGGCACAAGAAATCTTAGCAGAGATGCTAGGTCGTGAAAGTAAATACATTGTTGAGAAGGTGCTGTTCAAAGCACTCGATGATACAGATGACGATCAGATGGCTTGCTTAAAGATTGTCATGGATCGTATCCTCCCTGCTGACTATTTAGAAAAAGTAAAAGGTAAAAGTAACCACATTAGCATTCAGATTATGGGTGTGGATAGTACAATTATATCTTCTGACGAAGAAGACATTCAAGAAGCCGACTACGAGGAAATAGACCAAGATGGACGATAACGAAGATAATTTTACACCTTACGCAATTATACCTAAATCTTATTCAACTGATGTAGGTCCTATTCAAGTAAATGCTATGTCACTCCCTATGGGTGGAGATGTCAGTGCTTCTATGGTAGGATCCCCTAGCAGAGTTGGCTATACTCAACAAGGCAATATGGGTACTCCATACGCTGCAACTAATGTTGCTGGACTTGATCTACGACTTACTCCTCAAGATGTATCAGCACAAACTAATATAGGTCCAATCAATGTAGGAGCTTCTTATAGCTCACAAGGTGGTCCAGCATTAAATGCTAACTATAGAAAAATGTTTGAAAATGGTATGATTGATGTTAATGGAAACTTAACACCTCAAGGCTATCAAATAATGTTACAAGGGCAATACTCATTCTAATTGGCTAATTTACAGGTAAAACTGCACCCCAAGCAATTGGAGGTGTTTAATGATAAGACTCGTTTTAAAGTTGTAGCTGCAGGGCGACGATTTGGTAAGAGTCGATTGGCTGCATGGATGCTTCTCATTGAAGGGTTAAAGAGTAAAAGTAAAGATGTGTTCTATGTTGCTCCAACCTACCAACAAGCTAAAGACATTCTTTGGGGGTTACTAAAGGAACTAGGGCATGAAGTAATTGCAGCTGCACATGAAAACACTTCCATCCTTACATTGGTAAACGGAAGAAAGATTTTCTTAAAGGGTGCAGACAGACCTGATACACTTCGGGGTGTAGGTTTAGCATTTGTAGTGATTGATGAGTACGCAGACATTAAACCTAATGTTTGGGAACAGATTTTAAGACCAGCCCTTGCCGATGTACAAGGCGGAGCTATGTTCATAGGAACCCCTAAAGGTAGGAATCATTTCTATGAGTTGTATAAATATGCAGAGAGTGCTAAAGATGTAGAGTGGAAAGGATTCCATTATTCATCTTATGATAACCCACTTATTCCTGCAAAAGAAATTGAAGCAGCTAAACAATCTATGTCTAGCTTTGCTTTTAGGCAGGAGTTCTTAGCGTCATTCGAAGCAGCAAGTAGAGATATCTTTAAAGAAGATTGGATAAAAATAGATGAAGATGAACCTAGTGATGGTCGTTATTTTATCACAGTTGACTTGGCTGGCTTCATTAATGTCGATAAAGAGTCGGGTAATAAAAATAGTAAACTGGATGAAACAGCTATAGCCGTAGTTAAAGTCCACGAAGGTGGATGGTGGGTAGCAGATATTATTCATGGTCGCTGGGACATTAAAGAAACCTGTGAACAAATTATTAAGACAGTGATAAAGTATGAACCAGTCGCTGTAGGTATTGAAAAAGGTAGCTTAAAGAATGCTGCACTACCATACTTAATGGATTTAATGAGAGTAAATAATCACTATTTTAGAATAGATGATGTTACTCATGGAAACCAAAAGAAAACTGATCGTATAGTGTGGGCTCTACAAGGTAGATTTGAACATGGTAAGGTAACACTTAATATGGGAGAATGGAACAATGAGTTTATTGACCAGCTTGTTAATTTTCCTAATCATTTGCTTCATGATGACTTGGTGGATGCTTTAGCCTACATAGACCAAATTCAAATAGTAGAGTATTTTCAAGATTATGAAGATGAAGAATATCAAGTAATAGATGTAATAGCAGGTTATTAAAAGGAAATCAAATGGCACAGAATAAATTAGTTGATTGGGTAATGGAATATGTTGAAGATTGGAGACTCCACAGAGATACTAATTACCTTGAAGACTGGAAAGAATTTGAAAGACTTTGGAGAGGTGAGTGGGCTGCTGCAGATCGTTTAAGAGATTCAGAGAGAAGCCGTATTACTTCCCCTGCTTTACAGCAAGCTATTGAGAACCATACAGCTGATATTGAAGAAGCAATATTTGGTCAAGGTGACCATCTGTTTGACATTGATGATGACATGATGGATAAAGATCCTCGTGATGTAGAATATCTCAAAGCCTACATGAAAGAGAAGTTTAAAAAGAATAAGATCCGTAAAGCAGTTGGAGACATTACTCTTTTAGCTTCTATCTATGGTACTGGTATTGGTGAGATTACTACTAAGAAAATTAAGGAGCTTGTTCCTGCAACTAGGCAGATGCCTGAAGTAGATGCCGTAGCAGTTGGCGTAGAAGAAAAAGAAACTGTAGTAATTGCATTAAAACCAATTAGTCCACAAAACTTTCTTATTGACCCAACAGCAACATCTATTGATGATGCACTTGGTGTAGCCATTGAAGAGTTTGTATCAGCACACAAGGTTGCTGAAGGTGTTAAAGCTGGTATTTATAAAGACACTGATATTGCAGATGATGCCACACCCGACCAAGATTTAGAAGCATCATTTATAGATGAAGAATACAATGATGATAAGATTAAAATTATTCGTTACTATGGTTTAGTACCCGCTTATTTACTTGATGCTAAAGAAGACGAGATTGTTGACATCTTAGGTGAAGGTGACGAAGATACCACTGATCTTATGGAAGAGTATGGCGATTTAGTAGAAGCTATTGTTGTTATTGGTAATGACAGCAAACTATTAAAAGCTGAACGCACTCCTTACATGATGAAAGACCGACCTGTTATCGCTTACCAAGATGATA